TGGTCGAGACGCGGGATAATCCTTTCGGGTTTGCAATTCAATTTATTGAAAGCGACTATCTCGACGAAGAATATAATATGGCTATCGGTCCAAACGGCAATCAAATCCGTATGGGTGTTGAGATCGATAACTTCGGAAAGCCTCTTGCTTACTGGCTTTTGGCGGCACATCCGGGTGATCAACAATTCTCAAAATCATCGACAGTGAAGCGAATTCGCGTTCCTGCGGATGAAATTCTGCATATTTTCCTGTCGGATCGATCGGGTCAGACTCGTGGCTTTCCTTGGATGGCAACGGCTTTAACTCGTCTCAAAATGCTTGACGGTTACGAGGAAGCGGAACTTGTCGCGGCTCGAACTGCCGCATCAAAGATGGGTTTCTTCACTTCGCCAGATGGTGACGGTTATTCTGGCGTTGATATGGAAGATTATAACGCTCCGATCATGGAAGCGAGTCCCGGAACATTTGAACAACTGCCAAAAGGCATGAGTTTCACGCCATTTGATCCTCAACATCCAGTTTCAGCGTTTGCAGAATTTGAAAAAGCGGTTCTTCGCGGGATCGCTTCTGGCCTTGGCGTATCTTATGTCAGCCTTGCAAACAATCTTGAAGGCGTTTCATATTCTTCAATTCGGCAAGGCACGATGGAAGATCGTGATCATTACAGAATGTTACAGCAATTTATGATTGAGCATTTCATCGATCCGATCTTTCGCAAATGGTTGACAATGGCAATGTCAACTAATCAGGTCACAATTCCGGTAACGAAATTCGACAAGTTTGCGGATAATCTCATTTATCGCGCTCGCGGCTGGAATTGGGTTGATCCGCAGAAGGAAATCAACGCTCATATCATTGGCCTCCAGAACGGAATAACGACCATGCAGGACATCGCCTCGCATTACGGTCGAGATGTTGAAGAGGTCTTTGCTCAAATCGATGCAGAGCGCGAACTTGCGAAACAGTATGGCATTGAGACAGCTTTCCAGCCATTTGGTTCGAAACTTCCTACAAATCCAAGCATTCAAGGCGGCTCAGATGGCACAGTATAAAGGCACTGAGATCGATCTGGTTCCTACGGATTCGATGGTATCTGAAGCGGAACGCGGTCTTGCTTGGCGGCAGGAATTCGGTCGCGGCGGCACTGAGGTCGGCATTGCCAGAGCGCGGGACATTAAGAACAAGGTTGATCTATCGCCAGACACGATTCGGCGGATGACTTCCTTCTTTGCTCGGCATGAAGTGGATAAACAGGCTCAAGGATTCAGGCAGGGCGAGGACGGCTATCCTTCGAACGGTCGGATTGCTTGGGCTTTATGGGGTGGCGATGCCGGCATGGCATGGGCCAATCGAAAGGCTGATCAAATGGATAGGATCGATAATAGCGATCGAGCGGCTCCTGATGAATTGAAAGTTGGTGATTTCGTCTCTTGGGATTCATCTGGCGGCACTGCTCGCGGTCGGATTGAACATATTATGCGAGAAGGCGTTCTCGGAATTCCTGATTCTGAGTTCTCAATCAATGCTAGTTCGGATGATCCTGCGGCTTTGATTCGCATATATCGGGAAGGCGAAAACGGTTGGGAGCCGACTGAAACGCTCGTCGGTCATCGTTTTTCAACCCTTTTGAAGATCAATTCGCTCCGTTCTTATGCGGATATGCGTCCTTATCCGAATGAACACGCGGCTCGCCTGACCGATCCAGCGCAGTATGATTCCTTTGCTAGAAAAAATAACGATTTTGGCGATGGCATAGATGCGATATATGGTGTGAAGGCTGGAACGACTGAACTTCAGGCAATCCGGTTCAAGGCTGATATGTTTTCTGCGGCTGAAGCTAGAAAGTGGCTCGCAGATCACGATTTCAAACCGATCGAATTTGAAGAGGCAACGGGTATGAAAAAAGAAGATGCTCAGATCGAAAAGAGGCATATTCTCAACGTTGCTGAGAACGACGAAACCTATGTGATCACGTTCGCCAAGGAAAAGATGGGCGAGCATGAAGATGAACCCGTCGAGATGGAAGAACCTGAAACGCTCCTCGATGTGGCTCCGCCAGTTGAGTTGAATCCTCTTGAAGCATCTCCGGCAATGGCAATGCCTTTGCCTGTAAATAGCGTTGAAGATCGCGCTGATGATGCACTGCAACATCGTGCTTATTCGATGGATGCTTCTCCGGTAAATAAAGAAGAGCGGCGAGTTCAAATCGCAGTATCTTCGGAAATGCCTGTCGAGCGTTCATTCGGCATGGAGATTTTGGATCATAACCCAAAATCGATCGATCTTAGTTTTCTTGCTTCCGGTCGCGCTCCGCTTTTGTTGGATCACGATCCTGAGAAGCAAATCGGTATCATCGAGGGCGTTAATCTCGACGGCTCGGCTCGTGTGATGCGAGCAACGGTGCGCTTTGGAAAAGGCTCACTCGCTGGCGAAGTGTTCCAAGATGTGGTTGACGGTATTCGGCAGAACATCTCTGTCGGTTATCGGGTCAATAAAATGGTTCGTGATGACAGCGTGGACGGGACGGTCTATCGCGTCAATTCGTGGACTCCTTTGGAAGCATCGATCGTTTCAATTCCAGCCGATCAATCGGTTGGCGTTGGCCGCTCGATGGAAATCATCTCTAACTCATCGGAGGGTCTTGAAATGACCGAAGTTAAACAAGACGAAATCCGCGCGTCTATTGCGAAAGCAAATGCGGAAATTCTTGCCATTGGTGCGAAGCTGAACAAGCGCGATCTTGCTGAAAAGGCAATCGCTCGTGGCGTTTCAGTTGAGCAGTTCCGTGGCGAACTCATCGAAAGCCTCGGTTCGGATGCGATCGTATCAAATCCGAACAATGTCGGCCTCAACAGCCGTCAGTCGCAGTCTTATTCGCTTCTCCGCGCAGTAAACGCGGCGGCAACTGGCGATTGGTCGAAGGCTGGTTTCGAGCGCGAAATCTCGCAAGAAATCGGTAATCGTCTTGGCAAAGATGCTCGTGGCTTCTACGTTCCTGCCGACATTGGCTGGAGCAAGCGCGATGTTATCTCTGGCACGACCAGCGGCACATCGAAGGGTGGCTATTTGATCGGCACTGATCAACGTGGCGATCTCTATATCGATGCTCTTCGTGATACGCTCGTTATGTCTGGCCTCGGTGCGCGGATGCTCACTGGCTTGCAGGGTAACGTTGCTATTCCGAAACTTGCCACTAAGACAACGGTTGCTTTCGTTGCTGAAACATCGGCTCCGACAGAAGGCGCGCCAGTATTCGGTCAGTTGCTCATGCAACCTAAGACGGTTGCTGGCTATGTCGATATTTCTCGTCGCATGATGATTCAGTCTGATCCGTCTGTTGAAGCGGTTCTCCGCAACGACATCATCAGCCAGATCGCGGCTAAGATCGACGATGTGGCGATCGAAGGCGGTTCATCGAACGAGCCTACGGGTATCCTCGGCACGACAGGCATCGGCGCGGTTGCTATCGGAACGAACGGTGGTGCGCCAACTTGGGCATCTGTTGTTGCTCTTGAACGCGCTGTTGCGGTTGCTAACGCGGCAACTGGCAATCTCGCATATCTGACGAACCCGAAAGTTGTTGCAAAGCTCCGCGCAACGGCTCGTCAGTCGTCAGGTGTTGAAGGCAACTTCATCCTCAACGATGCTAACAAGTTGCTCGGCTATGATGTTGTCAGCACGAACCTTGTCCCAAGCGATCTGACGAAGGGTTCTTCGTCTGGTGTCTGCTCGGCAATGATCTTCGGCAACTTCAACGATGTTATCATCGGTATGTGGTCAGGCGTTGATATTGTTGTCGATACGGCTTCGCTCTCGACTTCAGGCGGCACTCGTCTCGCATTCTTCCAAGATGTGGATGTCGGCGTTCGCCATGCTGAGTCGTTCGCGGCTGTTAAGGATTACACCACAACCTAATTTCGGGATTTAGGTTTTGGGAAATGGAGAAGGCGGGATTATCTCCCGCCTTTTTCTTATTATATCGCTCTTTCAATCATTTTTAATTCTGTGATTTTGTTTAAGAATGTTAATTGCTTCGTTATAATCGTGCCATAAGGATGACAAAATTACGCCAGATGGACTTTTAATATCGCGATGATAGACCAATGCAGTTCCATAATTAAAACGGGTATGCGAGTAATTTTCAGACATAACCGCATCAATAAAGTCATTGATTGTTTTTTCGCGTGGGGTCGAAAATTCATAAACTTTTTTCATTTTGTTTCTCCGTCCGGTTGTGTATCAACTGCTTTGTTAATAGAAACACTATAGCACAATTCTAATTATTTGAAAGAACTATTTTCAAGTTTATGAAATTATTTTTATGTGCGATGCAACATAAAATGGAACTAAATCGCTTCAAATCGGTTAAAACTGGCAAAGTTGCGGCTATCCTCGGTGGCGGTCCATCGCTTCCAGCCGATCTTTACAATCTTCCTGCCGATGTCGATCTGATCGGAATCAATCAACATTCCTTGCTTTTGCCTTTGGATTTGATTGTTTTCTCAGATGAACCGATGTGGGAATTGCTTAAGGACCATCCTAGTCTAAAGACTTCGCACCATCGAATCAGCGATCCGAGGCACATCTGGAGCGGGATTTGTCCTGATTTTGGTTTGAGCGGTTGCAAGGCACTATGGATTGCGGATTATCTAGGGTATAAAGAAATCATGCTTTGCGGCTTCGATAGTTATCAATCTGGTCGGCGGTATTGGCATGATCAGCCTGATGAAAACCATAAATCGAATGTCTGGCAGAGAGATTTGAGGGTTTGGGAAAAACTCAAACGAACCATGCAAAACCCCGAAAAGGTTCATTTCCTATCGGGTCCGATGAAGGAAAAGTGGCATGAAGATTGAATTTACACAGGCAACATTCGTGAACGGTGATTTCGCTGATGTCGGAACGGTTATCGATATTCCGAATCGGGAAGGCGAAAACCTTATCAACATGGGTCGCGCCAAGAAGTTCATTGAGGCTCCCGTGGCTCCGATCGAAGATCGCTCGATCGGCCTCGAAGAAGCTCCAGAGGCTCCAGAATTCACGACTCGCAAAGGCAAGTTTGCCAAGAAGTAAGGCTGACCGATGGCTGTCGAATCCGCTTCAGATCGCGCATATATGCTGAACATCTCGGACTTCGGGACAACGGCAACCTATACGCTTGTCGGTGGCGGTCAGTCATCGATTGTCGGCATCTTCGATAACGAGTTCTTTGAGGCTGATCCGCAGGGCAATGTTGCATATGCTTCGGCTCAACCAAGGTTCTTAGTCCAGACTTCAACTTTGCCTTCTGGTGCGGATTATGGCGATTCTATCGCTATCAATTCCGTGAATTATAAGGTCCGTATCATTCAACCGGATGGAACCGGAATGACAACCTTGGTTCTGGAGAAGCAATAATGGCGCATCTTCGGAAACAGATTAGAGATCGCATTGTTTCAAACGTCTCGAATCTAACAACGACATCGACGCGGGTTTATCAGACGCGGTTCTATCCTATCGCATCGATCAACCAGCCTCTTTTGCTCGTCTATACGCTAAGCGAAGAGAGCGATCCCGATACGATGACGCGGCCTCGCAAGGTTATGCGGAGGGTAAATTTCACGCTCGAAGGCATGGCAAAGGCAACATCCGGTTTGGATGATACGCTTGATGCGATTGCCAGAGACGTTGAAGAGGCAATTCTAGCCGATCCTACCTGTAATTCTTTGGCAAAAGACACTGTTTTGACGGGGACGGTTATCGACTATAATGCAGAAGGTGAGCAACCTGTCGGCTCGATTAAGATGACGTTTCAAGTTTCTTATCGAACGACTGAAACTGAATCAGAGTCGCCAGCTTAGGAGTTTTTGAAATGGCAAATCATACGGGTTCGGAAGGAATCGTTAAGGTTTCTACAAATACCATTGCTGAAGTCCGTTCTTGGACTTTGACCAATACGGCAGACACCATCGAAGACACGACGATGGGTGATTCTTGGCGTTCATATAAGTCAGTTCTTTCGGCTTTCACTGGTCAGGTTACTTGCTATTGGGATGAAACTGACACGACAGGTCAGGGTGCTTTGACATCTGGCTCGACGGTTACGCTCAACCTTTATCCTGAAGGCGCAACAGCTGGTGACACTTATTACACTGGTTCTGTCATCGTAACATCGATTGAACGCACTGCATCTTTTGATGGTATGGTTGAAGCAACTTTTGCCTTCCAAGGCACAGGAACACTCTCATCATCAACGGCATCATAATTAAGGAAACAAAATGCACATAATTGAAAAAGCTAAAGCGCACTTTAAAGACAAAAACGTAAATGTGATTGAAGTTCCTGAGTGGGGTGAATCTGGAAAACCATTCTTGATTTATTCCACTCCTTTCACACTGGCGGAAAAGGATAAGATTTTCAAAGGCTCTCAGGAATCATCTCTGAAAGTTTTGGTTGATTGTCTTATCTTGAAAGCAAAAGACGAAAAAGGCGAGCAAATCTTTACTCTCGAACATAAGCGCGATCTTCTAAATTCAGTTGATCCAGATATTATTGTTCGGATAGCTAATGAAATGATCGCAACCGCAAGTGTTGAGGAATCAATAAAAAACTAAGAGACGATCCCGATGCGTTTTCTCGTTATGCGCTCGCGGATCGTTTAGGTAAAACACTTGAAGAAATAGATACGATGTCGGTTTCTGAGTTTATTGGTTGGGTTGCTTATTTGAACATTGTCGCGGAGCGGATGAAAAATGGCAACAGCAAATGAACTCAAAATTGAATTAACCGCGATTGATAAAACTGCGGCGGCATTTAATTCAATACAATCTAATATGATGAAAATGGGTAATGGAGCGATGATGTTGAGTCGCTCCTTTACTGCTATTGGTGTTGCTTTATCAGGCATTGGTGCGATCGGCACATTTAAAAAGCTGATCGATCAAGCTGATAGCATGAATGATTTATCTAAAAAGACTGGTATTGCTGTCAGCGAACTTTCAAAGTTTTCGCAAGTTGCTTTGATGTCAGGAACAAGCATCGAAGGTGTTGCTGTCGGCCTTAAAAAACTAAGTTCAAACATCGTCGAAGCGGCTGGTGGAAATAGAGAGCTTTCAAAAATATTTAATATTCTCGGCGTTGATGTAAAGAACGCTGATGGATCGATCCGCGATGCTGGATCGGTAATGAAAGACATCTCTAATATTTTCAAAGATATGGAAGATGGAGCATTAAAGAATGCTCTAGCTGTTAAGTTATTTGGAAAAGCTGGCGCTGATCTTGTCCCGATGTTGAATGAGGGATCGGCGGCAATAGAAAAATTCAAGGTTGTAATTGGTCCAGAACTGGCGGCTGAGTCTGATCGTTTCAATGATAATCTTGAAAGAATTTCAGCAAACTTTCAAATTGTCGGAAATAATATTGCGACAGGAATTCTTCCTTATTTTAATTCTCTTTTAGAATCTGTTTTGAGGTTCAATGAGAATGCTCCTCAATTCAATCGTGCATTGATGGGAATGAATACCGGATATGCTACATCTTTTGCTCTTGGTGGTGCGCCTCTTGATCCTA